CGCACAGAGGATCCGAGTTTCAAGATCTATCTTTAAGATAAATCAAAAGTGAATAAACACAGGTGGACAGCATCTCAACAGGGAATTGGACAGCGTGGTTGTGCGCAGGGCAATCTCGTCCCCTGCGCCCCAAGCAGCCTGCCAACAACGAACAGCCCAGCAGCAGAGGCCCCCTCCACCCAAACAAGGCCATGAATCAGTTAGTTGTAAAGAAACATCTAAATAAAGTCCTAAGGCCTTTCCAGGCCAACCTAAACAACGACCTCTTTAAAGATGTCAAACTGATTAGTGCAAAAATAAACATTAATGAGGTGAATGATGTACTAAGACGTCTGAGGAAAGAGACAAAAACCAGGGATGATCTACAAAAACTAAGAAAACTTAACAAATACTTGGCTGAAGGAACAAATGTGACCTCAGAACAGGTTGTAGTTGAAATAGATTCAACACAAATGTCAGATGAAGATCTAATGCAATGCATTGACAATCTGGAACGAATAAAGAAAAAAGCAGAATACAAAGGTGGCAGAGACAAACCCTCAAGCAAATTTGAATTTGAGACTGGTCTCAGTCATGAAGACCATGAGAGATTTAGTTCACTATTCGCTAGCTTTGTCCCTCAAAAACCCAACCCCAGAAATGAGAACAACAAACCCAAATCATGGATTGGTGTTAGCTCAGAAGAACTAGCAAATCAGTTTGGTACTTCACCATCGATTACAGTCTCCATCATGCTACAGAGATCTGGATGTACATTCAAAGAATTGTTTGAAGCTCTAAATGATATATCATTGCTGGATGCAGGAATGTTTGTTAATGCCTCAGTAATTAAAGCTTTATCATCAAAACATCACTGTCTTGATGTTGTTGAATTCAGTGTACCAAAAAACTCATCAGGCTATAATATCACAGTGAAAAGTGTTGTGAAGGCTGCTAATTCAATAAGTAGTCATCCAAAGCTTGAAAAGATCATGGTAACAGATCAGAACAGAACAAAGCTTTTGTCTGTGCTTGTTGCAGCCCAAAAGGACCTACAACTTGAAATCAAACTTGATGAGGAGAGAACACTTTTTGAAGACTTGTTTTATAAGGTATGTGTTTCACCAAATGGTGCATGTGTTGTGTCTATAAGATCAAATCTAACAGGTCGCGGTTGGGACAACACAGTTTTTAAACTGAGGAGACCTCCCCCATATGCACCATCAAAACTATACCCTGATTTAATGGATTTAGACCTGCCACAAAGTCCACCAAACAAGTGGCTAAAAGATGATTCTAAAAAGATTCTTAAGCCAGTTGAGCTGGAAACTAGTGGTGGTATTGATGATTTTCTCAGCAGTCCCAGTGAAGACAGTCCTAATGAGTTAGAAATAATTGACCCACGCTCTTTAGTTCTTTCTGACATGGCACAGAAATTGTTCAAGAATAACAAAGAGGTTTTCATTGACATAGAAGGTTCAGCCACAGACCCTGTTGAAATAGCACTTTATGGTGTTGAAAAGAATCAATATATCCATATTTTCAGACTCCCTAAAGACTCAGAGAGTTTCAAAAAGGCGTCAAGGCACTCACATGGGTTGATTGCTTCAGATATGGCAGACCACATAAACCTGTTTATTGACAAAAACATCAAGTCAATGTTTAGTGCAATACCAAAAGATCAGATTGTACATTGTCAAGGCTCTGACATCAAAGAACTTCTGAAGTTTTATGGGAGGTCTGACATAAATGTAGCAGATTCAAAGTGGAAGAAAAAGGATTATATGAGTTACCACGAAGGCATTTTGGACATAGTCTCAGACATCCTTCCATGCAAACACTCTGGAACTGTAAAGGACAAAACTGGTGCCTTGACTAGTCCACACTGTGCACTAGTAGATTGCATGATGTTTGCTTGTGCTGCTAAGGGCCATATCACAATCGAGGACCCCAAACCAGTTCAGTAACCAGCCCGCAGGCCCAGCCACGACCACCAAGCCCCAACCCCCGGAGGAAAAGAGCAGCCAGGGCGGCCCGCCGGGAGACAGACAAACCAACCGAAACCACCAAGCGACAACCCCCGGAGGAAAAGAGCAGCCAGGGCGGCCCACCGGGAGACAAGCAGACAACCGACCCGTCGGGACGGTTGGTCTCTCTATTTTTTGACCCACGAACAGATGAAACACATAAATATGGTTAAAAGGATGATTGGAATCCACTGCAAAATATGTCCAAACAAAGTTCCAAAGAACCCAATTGATCCTAGACCTCCGAATGGGTCTGGCTCATGATAAAATTTCTTCATTTCTTCATGGACTTTGTCAATCATGTCTGAGACATTTTTTGAAAAATCATCAATGTCTGAACAACACATTGGGCCCTTCACCACATTGCAAAGGCCACCTTGGTGCGCCAGTAAGTAATTCAAGGCTAGTTCATGTTCAACTACATGGTCTCTAATTTCTGACTCTTCTTTGTTCAATAAGAACAGGGCGTTGGTTGTATAATTTGCAGTTTTTATAATTTTACACGCTATAGCATCTGTAACATGTTCAATTTCAGATATTTGAAGTGAATTTGTTATCCCTAATGTGAAGAAACCTGCAATCCCCCATCCTGCGTCAGTCCCACTGCTATGTCCAAAGATACCAACATTAGAGTCACAACCAGGTTCCACATCATTCTTGGTAGACAATTGTTGTAAGCCTCTTGGTGAAAATTCTGCATTTAAAGCAGTTTTGTGATGGGTGATCATGTTCTTGTTGTGTAATATAACACAGGTTAAGTTGTATGACACTATTACATCACTGCGCTTCTTTCGAACAAATTCATCAGGGCAAATGGTTGTGCTAGCCTTCTTTGTGAATTTATTGTATACAACAAGAGTGATATTGAATCTACTTTTGCAAGAAACACAAATTTTGAATGTTGTGTTGTTTGTGAAAGTAAGGTTTTTATAGACTCCTGATCTACTGTGACCAAAGAAGCCAACCAGAAGTCCAGGACCGCTGGTTATGCTATAATTCCTTGTTTCAGACCCAAATAGTTTCAATCCATTTTGAAAGATCATGATCTTGTCAGTCACATTTTGGTTCAGTGAAAGAGCATGTAGTTCAAATGGGTCATCAGTGGTGTTGGGATTTATGCCTAGAAATGAACCAACTGGTTCGGTAAACATCATTCCATGACAGATGGAGCTGTCGTTGCCTGCTGCTGCTTGGAGCATCTCAGCAATGAGGGCTTTGCAGTTGGCTGTCAGGAGAATTATTATGAGGGCTTTTGCTGTGTGGGCCTCACACTTGGTGCGGCCCCTGGAGTGCAGCCATGGATAATGCATCTCTTGAGATTATACACGGAAGATTGATACTTTAACTCGGATCCCCAGTGCG